CGGCTGTTTTTGCAAACAGTACTTGGTTTTGTATTGGTTCCTCGACGTCGTAGGTAAAAAACCCGTATTCGTCTACGCCTGTAAAACGATAAAGCGGTAGTTCGCGTACCGTGTATGAACCGTTAAAGGTTGCGTCTACACCCGCAAGGGTAAAAGACTGGCCAACCTCTAACGGGTCTGCGTTGGTTAGTAAAACAACTACTGCGTAGTTATCTACTAAATACTTTTGGGTGACCGAATAAGCGGCCATAATGGCCTACCTTTCGGGTGTTAAGCGTTTACCAGTTTTACAAACTTGGTTGCGTCTGCCATAAACGCGGCTGCATAGCCACGGAAAGCAATCGTGCGGCCAAGTGTGCTTGGTACGTCAATTGAAATTGCACCCTTTTGCTGTTCGTAGAATTCGAAACCGGCTGCCGGGCCTGCTGCGTGTCCTACGACACCGCTAATGGTTCCCGTCGTGGTTCCACCTGCCATGTTCTTATCCACAACAAGTACGAGGCCCAACGGGTTGCCGTTCCATGAAGTTGCAGACGACGTGCCAAGCGCGTTTTGACCAATGAGGTTTGGTGCGCCAGTAAACGGAAACACCGGGGCGCCTGTTGTCGTGGTGAGCATGCCCAATTTCGCCCATGTGACGGGACTTACGAAATAATGGGTTGGCAAGTAATTGCTTGTGTTTGAAATTTGGTATGCAGCACCGTAAATGGCTTCAAGCCATGCTTCCGGGTCTGTCAAGTCGGTTACGGTTTCGGTTTGTGAAACACCGCTTACCATGGTGTCTACCGCGTAGTTGTCGGTTGCTTGGCCGTAAGCAATTGCCAACTGTTCAAGCACAATGTTAAGGCTGTTTGGGTCTGACCAGTCCAAGTCCTGTTCTGACAACGTGACGTATGTACCAAAAGTTAGTTTTGAAATATCCGTGTTGCTAACTTGAACGGTTGACGGGTCAAGCGCGTTTAACTGACCGGTTGGCTGTTGTGTAACAGTTGGGCGGGTTGTAATTTTTGGGCGGCGGAAAGTTGCGCCTGCGGTTGGCATAGCGCGTGTACCGATTGCCGACACAAAAGGCCTAATTGGGTTAAGGCTGTCATACACGCTGCCGGTAATAATTTCCGGCAAAATGCCCGGGGTGCTATCGGTGTTAATGTCCGGTGCAACGCCCGGCGCTGCCATTACAACAGCGTCTTTAATGTTTGCGTTAAGTTGTGCAAAATCTGAACCACCGCGCACAAATGACGCGATATATTCCGACGGTGACGGCAAACGCAATTTGCGTGCTTGTGCGAATAGTGGCTGTACTGCCGACGCTTCGACTACTGCCGGTGCTTCTACTGGGTTTGACATTTCGGTTACTTCCTTTTCTTGGTCTTGTTCACTATTTAACTCTACTTCGTTTTCGTTTTGGTGGATACTTGCCGCGACGCGTTGCACTTTGGCAGCCTCAAAAGCCCCATACGGCAAGAGGCTTAATTCCTGCCAGTCGGCGGCGGTAACAATCATTGTTCCGGCTTCGTCGTAACTAAACGCTGTTGGCAAAACCCCAACAGAAACGCTATCTAAAACGCCGTCTTTGGCTAGTTGTAGGGCTTCGTCGCCGGCGCGGGTTTCGCTAATGCGGGCCTCAAATAGCACCGTGTCGCCTACCAGTTCGCGGGCTTCAACAATTCCAATGGGTTGGGTGCTGTCATGGTAAAGATACATTTTCGGTTTTTTACCCTCTAGCGGTAATGCGCCGGGCATAAACCTTACGGCCTGCCCGTCACTTACTACGGCGTCTACGCCATATTGAACGGCGACGCCCGCAAGGGTGCGACGTGGCAGCGCGTCACCTTTTGCTGCGTCTAAATTTAAATCTTGTGGTGTAAGCCTAAGCATTTGTTTTTCTCATTTCCTCGGGCGTTTCCTCAACGTCTACTTTGGTGTTGTATTCGTTCGCTAAATAACTTTCAATGTCAAACATAACACCGGTGCCACGTGGTAGCACGTTATCCGCGCTTAGTGTTTCCTGTATGCAATCTATGTACGGTTTTACCCCAAACGTGTAAAGGTCGCGTGACGCTTCGCTACTTGAAACATAAGAGTAATTTCCAATGCTCACGGAAACGAGGTACGCGGGGACATTGGCGAGCCTTGCGATTTCTTTACTTTGATATTCGGCGGCGTCAATAAGTAGCATTTTGTCCGGTGTTGCGGTGTTAGGTATTACCTCGACAAATTCGTTAACCGCCGTTGTGGCCGAATTCAAACGACTGGCGTCATAGGCCGCGGCCATATCCGCTAATTCTTGTGCCGACATAGGTTCACCGCCAACCTGTTTAAGCGTTGTTGCAGGCATGGTGCTTAAAGCGTTGCGGTTACGGGCCTGTTCTAGTTTTAGTGCGGTGTTAATTGAAGTCCAACCGGTATAAAGCAAACCTTGGATTGGTGACATAAATTGAATTATGTCTTTATAGTCCATTGGTAATCCGTTAAACAAAATTTGTTTTGACGGGCCAAACCTTACGCTTGACTGTTGGTCTTGTAGCGTCACCATGGCGGCGGGTAGCCGGGTAAAGTTTGACGGGTAACCGTCGGCTGTTCTTTCGGTAACGTACCAGTAGGCAGAACCATAAAACAGCAAATCGTCAAAAGTCCAACTTAAAATAAAGTTGTTTGTTGTGCCTTTGTCGATACGACGCAACCAACTACGCGGGGCTTCCGGCACTTTTTCCATTTCGTCGCCGTTCCACATTTCTTTATACATAACCAACGGCAAACAACCAATAACACTTGCCATAAGGTCACGGGCGCGCGAAAGGGTAGGCACCTGCATAAAACGTGCGCGTTGGTCGCCCTCGGTGTACGCATAAAAGTTATTTATTTGTGTCGCGCCCGCGTTGCCGCCTGCTGCGGCTTTAACGGTTTTAACCGGTTCGGGTTTGCTAGTAAAAATGCCCATAGTTTTATTGTGTCACAATCTCACGGTTTTTGGTGGCACTAGCCGGCGCCGACAATCCCCGACGGAAAGCAAGCCAACTAGTGCCATTGACACTTTAGCGAATTGCGCTAACAACCATAGGTTTACCGACGGCTTGCGGGCGTGACGCTAAAGCGGCTGCCCATATCATGCAACGGCAGGCTTCGATAGGGCCGGGGCTTCGCAAACTACTTACGGTTATGCCGTTTTTTTCACGTATCAAAACAGCCCGTTCAACATGGCTGTTTAACAGGTTTTGGTTATTGTGTGTAAGTTTTTTTTCTAAAATCATGGCCCGAACCGCGCTAGTCCATTTTAACAATTCTTTATAGCCAACCGTTACGCAACGTGTTTCTAGTTTTAGCGGGCGTGTGTTTTCTAATACGGGCACTATCGCTATTTTTAGGTTCGGGTTGGCGGCTATTTGTTCGTCAACTTTTGCCCATAATTCGTTAGTTGTTTCGGCAACAAAAGCCAACACCACATGCGTTTTACCGTTGCTTTGTACGGCGCGCACGGCTGTAAACGTGCTTTCGTCTAACGCCATTTCAACAGCCAAAACACCGCCCGGCGGTGCCGGTTCGTCGGTTGCCAAACTCTCGAATACGCCCGGCGCAAGCCAACCATTGTTTACCGCTTGCCATAGGTTCACCGACGCCCGTAAAAACGCGCTGCGGTTTGGGCCTTGTGCTTCACCCTCTATAACGTCAACGTCAATAAGGCCGCCTGCTAACGCCGGGTTGGCGTATTCCCATGCTTCTACGGTCATTGGGTCAACGGTTGGCGGCGGGCTAAATTCGGCAAAATACAAGTTGGTTTTGTTGCCGGTGTCTATTGCTTTTAAGCCTTGGTCACGCCAACGCAACAACGCTTTACTTTCCTGTGTGCCGGCTGTACTTACCATTAGGCATAAAGGGTTTTTGCGGGCGCGTTGTGACGGTAGTAAACCGTCGTCTATTGCGGCTTCCGATATTTGCCAAACTTCGTCGGCGGTAATCAAATCGCAACTGTAACCGTGACCGGCTGCCGGGGTGGCGGCGCGAATATGCCAAACCGAACCGTTAGGCATAGTTAGTTTTTGCCGGCCATATGACCAACTAACCTCTGCGCCAAATTTGGTTTCGAGAATTGGTGCCAAGTAATTGAATTGCGCGGCGGTTAAATCCAACTTGTGAGACACGCTAATAACGGTTTGGGGTTGCCCGCGCTTCTCTGTTTCGGCTGTAAGCCAATGCCCAATAAGCGCCGACGTCATATGGCTTTTACCATTTTGCCGCGCCACCGAAACCAACCCAATACGGTGCAACCATTTACCATTTTCGTCAAAAGCGGTTAAACCCTCTAAACAATGACGTTGCCAATCCATAAGCGGGGTACCTAAAACCCTCTCTGCAAAAAGCCCAACTTCACTTGCGCGCGATTGGTAACCACTATGCGTGGTTGTTTCTAATCGGGGTTGATAGCGGCCAGTTCCGGCTAGTTCGCGCAAACCCTTATGGGATATAGGATTGTAAGAG